TACGTCTTATAGATTGTCAGACAGAAGGCTTTAAAAAGTATTTAACAGAGTGCGCAGAGAAAGGCATAAATTTTACAATTCAAAATGGAGAAGATTTAGTGGAAGGTACCATAGATGCAATGATAGCTCCCTTAAAGGACACAGTAATTATAACTCCTATAGCTACCGGAGCTGGTGCAAGTGACGTTTTCAAAGTTGTGTTGGGTGCATTACTAATAATATACGGCCCTGCATTTATTGAAAAGTTTGACTGGGCCAGAGAGGCGGCAGCAACAGGAGAGGCAGCAACTTCTGCTGAAACTATTGTAACCACTGCAAACGAAAGTCAGCAATTAAGTACTGCAGGTACTTTAGCAACACGAGCAATACAAGGATTGGGTACAACTTTAGGTATGAGTGGTGTCACTGGATATTTAACTCCGGACTCTCCTTCGGAAGCAGGAAAAAGTTATTTATATGATGGACCTGAAAATAATACACTACAAGGAGCTCCCGTTCCTTTACTTTATGGAAGATTATTAGTTGGAGGTTCTATTATTAATTTCGGGTTTGTAGAAGACCAAGTATTATACAATCAATCAGGCTATACAACAATAAAAAGTAACTACCATGCTAACAGTCCATATAATTCCGCTACAGGTAGCACAGTCGTTTCTGATAATAGCGTAGGACAATCACAGGAAAAATAATGAAAAATTTAGGAAAGTTTTATAATTTAACAAATGGTGGCAAAGCCAATGGAGCTGGAACTACTTCTGGGACTAGTAATAGCCCTAATGAATATCAGACAGCAGTTGTTTATGACTTAGTATCAGAAGGCCCTATAGAAGGCTTAGTTGATGGAACAAACTCTATATACTTAGATAAAACAGCAGCTACTATTGGAAATACAAAGAATCAAATAGTATCTTTAACAAACAGTGCATATACAGCAAGTTCAAAAACTCTAGTAGATTCCAGTGCCCAGGGACTATTTAGTACATTTAGTACTGATGATGGAACTCGTAATGTATCTATAGAAAGTGCGAAGAAACAGTTGACAGGTAACGGATCTTCTCAAGGAGTATCAGGCACTTCAGGTACAACTCGTATAACAACACACTCAGGTTCTGGATTTTTTGATACTACAGATTTAAATTCTATTAATCCTGATGCAACTGCAGACACAGAAATAGGAACATCAAACTCTCACCAATATATAAGAATAGAAGGAGCAGGCTACGAGAGCTCCAGTTCAGTTTTAGTAGCTAAAATTGTAAAATTCATAGACGCACAAACAGTTGATATAGATGTAGCTTTACCTAGAACCATAGCGCATAAAACAGTAACTATAGATAAAGTAGCGACTGTTAGTTCAATAACTAATGCCAACACCATAGTATTAGCAGATATAGCTGACTATGGCACTGTAGGAAGAAACGTTTCAGGAGCTAGTGCAGTTATAAACTCACCTGTAGAAACTGTAGAAGATACTCATTATAACTTTGAACAATTCCAGTATGCATTTATGAACGGTACAAGAGCGCAACCTTATTTAAATACTTTAGCAGGTTTAGGAAGTTCTTCGATTGTAGATGGGCCGGGACAAGCGATTGAGGCTACAAATTTAAGTTCTATAATTGGAAGTAATAATTTTACTACTACTGGGGGCTGGAATACCTCTGCAGGAAGCGCAACTGCTTCGGCAGTACTAGTTAATTCAAGTAATGTAGCAAACCCTGCAGAAGTAGATAAAGTAAAACTTACATTTCAGTTTGGAACTATGATTGCAGCAAAATCGAGTAGTGGTGATGAAGCTGCTGCCATGTGTGAGTTGCGAATATTTTTTGGATTCAAAAGAGAAGGAGATAATAAATTTTCAGAGGCTTTAGTTTTTGGTATATCTGATGCAGAGTTAGTAGCAAGAGGTAGTGGTAACTATACTGCTGGATGGAAACATGGCTTTAACACAGGAAGAATTGTTGCAGAAACAAAAGCTCCTTTTATAGAAACATTTACGATTAGTACAAAAGATTTTCAACCCTATACGAGTTACCAAATAAGAATAGAAAGAATTGGACCGTCTAGTGCTAGACATGGCGATTATGACCATACCTCACCTTGTACTTTACAAACAGTAGAACATATACTAGAAGATAAACTATCCTACCCTTATGCTGCTTATGGCTCTTTAATTTTTGATGCTGAATCTTTTTCAAAAATACCTAAACGTTCTTATGATGTAAAAGGACTACTTGTTCAAGTACCAACTAATTATTTTCCTAAAGGAGAAGATGATAGAACTTCAGGAGAGTACGATAGAAATGTAACTAACGGAAGTAATACAGGCTCTTTCCAAAAATGGGACGGTAATTTTAGGGGTGACTTAACAACGTTTGCTCCTGAACATATAAATGCTACTAAAGTATGGACAGATAATCCAGCTTGGGTATTTTATGATTTAATATCAAACAATAGATATGGACTAGGAAAATATATAGATAGTTCTCAAATAGACAAATACGCATTATATAGAATTGCTAGATATTGTGATGAATTAGTTTCTGATGGTAAAGGTGGACTTGAGCCAAGATTTACCGCAAACTTATACCTTAAAGAAGCTTCAGAAGCACTTAAAGTATTAAAAGACGTAGCTTCTACATTTAGAGGAATGATGTATTGGTTAGATGGCGAAGTACAATTTTCACAGAATAGATATCAACAACCTGTATACACTTTCTCTAAAGCAAATGTAAGCAGTCCTTTTAAATATACTTCAACAAAACAACAATTTAGGTCTAACCAAATCAGAGTAACTTGGAACGACCCAGAAGCTATGTTCAAACAACAAGTTGAGATAGTAGAAGATACAAATAATATTTTAGAAACAGGTAGAATTATACCTAAAGATGTTGTAGCTTTTGGTTGTACTTCTAAAGGACAAGCACATAGATTTGGTAAATGGAACTTACTTTCTGAAATAATGGAAACAGAAGGAGTTGGTTTTGCTACTTCTATTAATGCAGGATTCTTAAAACCTGGAGATGTCGTACTAATACAAGACGCAGACGTAGATAACATAAGATATAGTGGAAGAGTATCTAGTTCTTCATCAGCTAATTCAGTCAATGTAGATAGCGCTTTAGACTTATCTAGTGGTAATACTTTTAAATTATCTATAATATATCCTGAAGGCGGAGCATATTTAGGAGATGAGTTACGAACAATAAATGATAATGTAGGTAACGCTTCTGCAACTACTACTTATAGTAGAGGAAATCTGATAAGATTTGCAAAAGTCAATGGAACGGTTGTAGAAATTACTACAGAAGAACAAGCTTCAAATGCAGTGGATAGTTCTGGAGACGAATTAAATCTAATATGGAACCCGAATTCTAGAGTAGAGACACAAACTATAACAACTACTTCGGCAAGTGCTACTACAATAGCAACTTCTGGTTCGTTTTCTTCAGCACCTAGTCAAGACTACATGTGGGCAATTAGAGAATATAACTCTGCAGGTAACTTAGCAAATGGTTCTGCTCAGCAATACGTTGTAACTGGAATTAATCAATCGGAACTAACTACTTATGCAATAACAGCCGTAAAGTATGAATCAGCCAAATTCGACTTAATAGATAGAGGCTATGTGTTAGAGCAAGGAGCAGATATTAATAGCTTACCTTCATATGATGAGGTAGTACCTGTACCTGAATCTTTAACTCTTTCTTTAACAAAAGATTTAAACCAGGGAGTAGATGACAGTGGCCAATCACCTGAAACAGTAAAAAATAAAATAAGAGTAAATTGGGTAGCTCCTACAAACAGTAATGGTACTAGATACCAACATATAAGTCATTATGAGATAAAACATAATGCAGAGTCTCAGGGAAAATATAAGAAACTAACAGCAGGTAAAAATGACTCTAGTATTATTATATCTTACAATAGTCCAAAAATTGTTACTGTAAAACTACAAGCAGTTAATACTAATGGCACAAAGTCAAATATAGTACAAAGAAAAATAAAAATTCTTAACTCATCTTTAGAAAATACATTGTCTAAAATTGGATTAATACCTAAAGGCGGAGTGTTAAATAAAGCTTTAACAATAAATACGTCCACAGTTTCAATTGAAAACTATGGATATCAGTTCGACGCTCCAAATGGAATAACTTATAGTAACTCTACTAATAATGCTGCGTGTTATAGTCAAAACTTTAATGGTATGGGAGCAAGTGCTGTTGCATACTTATTATTTGATGCAAGTGAGTCTACAGATAAACTTAAAGCAGTACAAATTCATACAGATACAACAGCTCAAGATGCTACAGGTAATACTCCTGGATATGAATATATTAAAGAAGTCGGAGCATCTAATAATGGTATTACTCAGGCATCAGGTACTATATCTGGAGCTATTGGTAATAATGTATTAACAGGGTCAGGTACTAACTTTGACGGTGACTTTATACCTGGAGATAGAATAGTAATTGGAGCAGCGGGAACTACTCGTTTTTATACTACTGTTACTTTTATAAATAGTGATACTTCTATAGAACTAGCAGACACTTTACCTAGAGCTTACTCAGGCGTTAACGTATTTAAATTAACCTTTAGACCTGATACTTCTTTTGATGCAATAATTGCTAAGATAATAACTGATAGTAGTACTAATTACAGTATCAGCGAAACTTATGCAATTACAGCAGGGCTAGACGGCTCAGCAGGTGGTGGAGTAGATGCAAGAACGGTAAAACTAGCTGCAAGTAACTTTGTAATTAGGTATGATAATGGAAGTCCTCCAGATGACTCTACAACTATAGATATTTCAGCGACTCCTCAAGGGCATGCTGTAACACCTACTTTTGATTACTATAAGAGTACAGACCAAGGACAAAACTGGTCTCAAATAACTACTGATTCTTCAGGGAGTACTATAGCTTCTACAGCTACTACCTTTACATTGGCAGATGGAGATGAACCAGCACTAGATTCAGAAACACAAATAAGATGTAGGATGTTTGAAGGCGGAAGTCTAAAAGCAACAGATGTTATTACATTATTCTCAGTACAAGATGGTGCTGGAGGTATTGGAGGTGTTACAGGTAACTTAACAAATGCCGCACATACTGTAGCCACAGATTCAAATGGTACTACTAGTGGTAGTGGTTTTTATAATGATGCAGGTGGTGTCTTTGAAACTTTTGTAGGGGCTACTTCTGTAAGTACAAATTCAAGTGTACTATTTTATACAGGAACAAGTGGTACAAGTACTACTGCTGTTCAAAACGGTTTAACACTTACACTAACACAATCAACAGGAGCATACGCTCTCACAGGTTCTAGCTGGTCTAGTAATGCTGAAACATTCACAGTAAGAGCACTCATACCAGCAAGTGTACATGGTGGAACAGGAACAAAAACTTTAACTAGAAAGTATACTATATCTAAATCTAAAGCAGGTGTTACGCCTCCTACTCCAGATGATGGAGCAACAGGACCACGTACAACTGTATCAAGACTAAATTATACTGCATCGGCTTCTTCAGCTCCAACAGCACCTACTTCAAGTAATACAAATACTTTTGACTTTGGTGATGCTAACTTCGATACTATACTAAGTGGTTGGTCCCATTCGACTCCAACTTATGCAAGTGGTAACTCAAATAAATATTGGTATATAGATGTAACAGTTGTAGAATCTACTTTTGGAGGAAGTCAAACTTTAAGTTTTGGAAATGTAACACAAGCAATAGGATTTAGCGGACTTGTAACATTTAGTGGAGCTACTTTAACAGATGGCTCAACAACAAAGACCCCCGTAGAAGCAGGAGATGTTGCAGCTCATATTGGGGGTGCA